CATCATCATTATCATCATCATCATCATCATCATCATTATCATCATCATTATCATTATCATCATCATTATCATCATCATCATCATCATCATCATCATCATCATCATCATCATCATCATCATCATCATCATCATCATCATCATCATCATCATCATCATCATCATCATCATCATCATCATCATCATCATCATCATCTTTATTTTTTTTCTTCTTCTTCTTCTTCCCTTCTCCTTCTCCTTTTTTCTTCTTCTCCTCGTCTCCGTCTTTGTTATCCACATTATCAGGTTGTTTACCTTCTTCCGTATCTACTGTATTTTCTTCAACAACTTCACCTGACTTACATTTATCTAAAATATTTTTAATTTCTTCCATATCAAATTCATAAATATCGTATTCACCTACTTTTTTAACATTAATTTCTCCATCTTTATCTGGGCATAAAACAAAATTATTATTTTCATATACTAATTTATATTTAACTTCTCCATTCTCTATTTTTAATTTATTTCTTATAGCCATTTTATATTCTGATATATCAAATTCATCTTCTATTTCACTTTTATTTTCTAGAAAAAAAGGTTCCCACAACATCATATTATCACCTGAATCATTCTTATCGATTTTTTTTTTTCCTATAAAATGATTAAACCCATATTTATCTTCTAAAATATTAATAACACCGCGTTTTTTTGGAGAATTTATTTCTTTTTTTCTATTATCTAAGTCTAAATATGTATTAAATTTAAATATTCCCATGGCCAATTGAATAATTGAATCGTTTTCATAATGATTTTTAACATTTGCTTTTAACTGGTTCATTAAAGAATTATCACTCATCTTAATAATATATATATTATTTTTATTTTATTTTGTTAATACCAATTCAATTACTATAGAGCCTCTATCGCTTGTATCAAATATATTATCTTCATTAATTTTTATTATACCAATATTCTGATATTTAAACATTTGTACCTCATTTGTTAATTTTATTTCACTGGATTTAATAATTATTTCCTTATTTCCAATTTTAATAACTAATTCTTGTTTTTCAAATACATTTTTGATGTTAGCGCGATATTTAATAAAAATATCGTTATTTGAATCAATAAACACATTATCTGCTATATCTGGTTCCATTTTAACAATTAAATCATATACTTTATCTTGTTGTTTAAAATCAAAAAATAATTCATTATGCCATAAAGGAACGTAAAAAATATTTTTAGAAATATCTAATTTATAAATAGTATCATTTAATAAATCTTCTAAAGTTGGAATTAATAATATAATATTATCGTGTTTAATTTTATCTTCTATAATTAATTTTATTTTACTCATAAACTCCTCATTTATCAAATCAAAATCGTTAATTTTACTTAGAAAATCATATATTTCTATTACTTTTTCTCTACTTAGTTTCTCAAAAATTTTATATGATAAATCTTCGCATTTATTAAATATTGAATTTATTGTCGTTTTAATAAAAAGCTTACTCCACGCGTTATCTATTGGACATAATTTACTGGTCAATTCTTCTATAATACTATCAAAACTAAATTTATCTTCATAAATTTTTTCCGTATTTAATTTTTCATTTTCACACAAAAATCTATATGCTTCATTCACTTGTTTAAATTTTTCGCCGTTATCGTGGTATTTATCAGGGTGATATTTTAAAGCGGCTTTTAAATATTTCTTACGAATGATATCTTTATTATTTCTTTTACTACCTTTATCTATATTTAAAATCTTAAGTGCGGATAAATAATCCATTTATAATATATTATTTCAATTATGTTTAATATATTATAATTTGTGAATGGTTTTAATAATACCAAAAAAATATTTTTCCAAGTGGTAAATAGGTCTATAATTATTGTTATAATATTTTAAAAAGACATGCATATCATAAAATAATACAGATATATTATCGTTATTTAAATAACCATCATCTACTAATTTATCAAAGATAATAAATATGGTTTCAATTAAATCTATATCATATATAAATAAATCATAGCATATATCTCTGAAATTAAGATATTTTAAATTTTTATAATCTATTATATTTTTATAAATTTCTTTAATAGTTATATTATCCGATTTTTTATATCGTTGGATATCAAGTTTGGCATCTTTTAAATTTAATACATCTTCCTTTTTAATATTACTGTTTTTTGAAAAGTTTTTATATATTGTATTTGATGGTTTTGAGAAAGGGATAATAGAGCATCTATCTAAAATACTGTTTGGTAAAAAGCTTACTTGTTCCGTTATCAAAATAAAAATAATATTCAAGTTCTTATGATCTAAACTCTGCATATAACTATAAAAATTATCTAATAATTCAGTATGTATTTTATGAAAATTTTTACACACTATAATATTATTAATTCTCTGTCTCGTATTACATACATCCAATATATGGTAATATAGTTCATTAAACAATAATTTCGCGTTACAACCTAGTAATTCCATGTCTATTTCGAAATGGACATCACTTAATTTAAAAGTATATTCATATTTATTATTGTATTTATAATTAATTTTTCTTTCATATTTCAATTCGCTTGGGCTAAATTTCTTAATAAAATTAAGTGACTGTGTATATTTACCTATTCCACCGGGTCCATAAAAAATTAGGTGACTAAGATTTTCTATTTTATCGCCGTAACTATCTAATAAAGGTTTCATTTTTTTGTGGATATTATTTTTTTTACATTTATTAATATAATCCTCAAATCTCGTCTGTAAAAATTTCATTGTTATAACTATTCTTATTTTTATATTTAAATTAAAAAATAAAAATATCTTATTCAGGTAAATTATTTTCATGGAGTTCTTCATATTCTTCTGCATAATATGGGATTACTAATGTGTCGCGCGTGCTAAAATAGCCATGACATAAATTAATACAAGTAAATAAAAGAGCTATGGAAAATCCAAATAAACCAACCCATAACAGCGTGTCGATCATAATAATTGAATTGTCATTATATCTTTATTACTTTTCATAATATTTATTAAGTATGTTAATATTTAAAAATATAAAGTGGAAAATATAATAAATGGAGGCGACCACTATGAATAATCCGAGTGAAAATTGTATTGATAAAAAAATTAACTCTATTTTACTTAGACTAAAACAATCTGGAGAGAATTATCCAAATGTGTCTAAATTGTGGAAACACTATATTAAAATGCGTTTAGAGTTTTTGGAAAATTCTCTCCAAGAAGCGGAAATATTTCTATCTGAATATGGAAATTTAGTTGGCAGAGATATACCGACGCAATCATTGGTGTTGTTATATTTATTGCAAAATAATGACCAATAACTTTTATGTTAAAATATTATATTTACAACAATATAAAAATATCGCACTATTATTGATTAGTATAATGTTTTTGAGCACAAAACACACCGATTTTGATAGAAATAATGTTTTAATTAATGAAAAGGTCAAGAACAATGTTATTGATAATTCATATTTTTACAGAATTTATTATGGAGACCATGAATTTATATCGAATGGTTTGGTTATTTTTTACAAGATAAATTATGAAAAAATAGAGAGATATTTCAGCAAAAGTAAAATAATTTTTAAGGAATTGTGTAACAATAAATTTATCAATTCGTTGATAAACATTGAAGAAACTTTGTTGAATTTATTAAATATAAGAAATAAGACCAAATCATATTTAATTCGTGACCAATTAATGAATGGATATTTAAAAGTTATTAATAATAACATACCTCTAAATAATAGTATAGTTCACATTCTTTTGAAAATATCGGGATTTTGGGAAACATCTGATAGTTATGGTATTACTTTTAGATGTAATATAATAAGGGAATCATCCATCCGTAAGTTTACTATTGGCGATAATGCTAATGTTAACTATCATGACACCTAATAAGTATGTAAATAAGAATAATGTTAAAATTAAAACCAAATCGCCGCAATTTTCTAACATATCATCTAAAGCTTTGCTCAATGCGTCGGCATTGGAAGACATGAAGAATATGAATAGTATTAATACATTTGTAGTGTTTAAATAAAATCCCAAGTCACCGACCATTTCATTACTAAATATATCAGCATGTTTCACCGTAATCGTTATCAAATACATCGTTGAGAAAAATAAAATAAGATAGAAAAATAAATAAACCAGTTTAATACCAGAAAAGTCGCTTACTCCTTCACCACTCACGAAATTTCTCATCAAATTCCATGCCATTAATATTGCAAAAATAATATAAGCATGGTTGAATTTTCTTATAGCCATGGCGAACACTGCGCCTACACCCATTCCCCAATTCATAATATCATTAACATAAGACATATATTATAAATTAATATTTTTATTTGTAAGATTTATAAAAATATTACTGTATTATTAAAACATACCAAGAAATCTGTATTTCTTTGATTTATTTTCAGTTATTATTTTATTTTCTTTCTTTTTCTCTTTAATTATTTTATTATTTGGATAAAAATCATTCATGTAATCAAACATATTTTTAGTACCCATGCTTTTGTTACATCCACTACATATTGGTCTTAAATTTTGAATACTAAGATCACCACCACTTGCTTCTGAATTAACATGACCACATTCCCAAGAACCTAAAGCATTCAAATTTACTAATGAGCAACAAAAGCAATTAGCTCCCATATTATTACCATTATACGTTTTCCATACTTCATTTCTTTTATTTTTTGGTATTCTCTTTTTTCTTTGTTTTTTTTCTTTTTTAAGATGTTCGCCGGTCAATTGTTCAATTATATCTCTAACCCAATCATAACAATATTCTTCATTTAAATAATTATACATTCCAATATACATATTTTTTGATTTACAAATATTTAAAAACTCTGGCCATTTCTTAATTCTCCGTATTTGTTTTGAATAACCTTCTACTGTCCACAAAGACATTTCTTCATTTTTTTGTAATAATATTTTTTTTAAATCTTCCTCGTCCATGTCCCATTTTAAACTTGTTGTTATTTTTGAATGTAAAAATGCCAATCCTTCTTGGAATTGATTTTTATTTAAATTTGGCCTTATATTTCGTTTTTTTAGGGTCCAACTATCAGGATACGCATCAAAAAAATATTTTGCTACATTCTCAACTACATCTTTATTAGTGTCTTCGGGGAATTCTGGTAGTTCTGTATTTTTATTAATTAAATTATAATTTTCTTTTAAATCATTTCGAGTTTTAACTATTACCATTTCTATTTTTACATAAAAATCATTATAATTATATTGTTTAAATAAAAGCTCCATGGCTTTATATCTGTGTTGACCATCTACCAAATAGTTTTTCTCATCTTCTTCGCAACAATGAATGTTGATTGTCCCAATAAAATTAAAATGATTATGACCTTTCTTATAATAAGCGTCCTGATATTTAATAATTTCATCTACCTTATCTTTATCTCTTATTCTTTGTTCATTTGGTATTAAAATTTTTTCTGAAAGTAAAGAATTTATTTTTATTTTAGTAATTATTTTATTATTATCTTCAATGTAACCTTTGAACAATTTTGTTTTTTTATTTAACATGTTTATATATATATTTTTTTAATCCTTTAAATATTTTATTTAAAGGTTATCGTAAACCCATTCCAAGTTGATATCTTTCCAGGCAATATTTTTAATGGGTAGGAATCTAGGTTTTTTCATTTTATCTGTTTTATAGAATACATACGGACCCCACTTACCCTGTCTTATTGATGCCGCTTCATTTATAATTTTTAATACAGTTTTTGACGATGTGTTATTTTTAATTATTTCTTTAACATCATTAATTGTTATTTTATCAGCTGGTTTATTTATTTTTTTTAAAGAAATATTTTTATTATCATAGGAAATATACAATCCAAATTTACCCTTTTTTAATATAACTTCTTTACCATCAATCTTGCCTAAATTGTTATTTTGTTTAGTTTCTACATAAACTATTTCAGACAATGAATATTCTCCATTTTTGAGCTTTTCCATATCTAAATTTTGCTTCACCTTTTTAAATACTGTTTTCCCATCTATTTCACACTTAATAACGGGACCATATTTACCTATAATCCATTCATGGTTTTCATCTATTTTTATACCCTTCTTTGGTCGCCTTTTATTATTTGAAATATCATGTGATTTCCCACTTTCCACTCTTGAAATTGATGATGATAATTGTTTTTTACAATCATCGCATATTTTTTTGAGATGTAAATTACCTTTACTTATCTTATCCAGATTATTTTCCATATTTTTTGTATATTCGTAATTAAATAAATTATCAAAATTTTTCATTAGAAATTCAATCACTACAATACCGACTGGACTTATTACTAGCTTATTTTTTTCGTCACCGAAAGATTTTTTTATTTTTTTTATTTCAATATCTTTTTTTAAAATAAAGTTTTCACACTCTATTTGAATACCTTTGATGTTTTTTTTCTCTACATAGCCGCGCTCGATAATTTTAGACACAAGAGATGAAAACGTAGATGGGCGCCCAATCCCTTTCTTTTCCAAAAGTTGTACAATTCTAGCTTCTGTATAATGCGATTTCAACTTTTTAATTGTAACGTCACTTGTAATTTCATTATAATTTACATTTTTACTTTCATCCTTTAATGAATATAAAAATTCATATATAGTATCATCTTTTTCAAGTCCTTTTACAATTTCCCATCCCGCGAATATATTTTTTTGTGTCGTATTTTTATATATATAATCATCGGGAGCATTCACACTTGTGTTTATAACATCATACATTGATGGCGACATACAACTTTCTATAGAGTTTTCCCATATTAACTTGTATAGTTTTTGCTCATATTTACCGATTTTCGGATGATTTATTTCTCGATATTCTAGTTTAGTTGGTCTAATTGCCTCGTGCGCTTCTTGCGCCAAATCATCTTTACCGTATTTTTCTTCATCTTTTTCTTCTTCATCTTTTTCTTCTTCATCTTTTTCTTCTTCATCTTTTTCTTCTTCATCTTTTTCTTCTTCATCTTTTTCTTCGTCATTTGATTGTATTGTTATTTTTTCAAGATTCTTACCAACATATTTTTTATTCCAGTTTGATGAAATTAAATCAACAGCTGTATCAATAAATTCCTTGGAATATTTTGGATTATCCGTTCTCATATAAGTAATGAAGCCATTTTCATATAATGTTTGTGCCAGTTTCATAGTATTTTTTGGTGAGAAATTTAAATTATTACTCGCTTTTTGCTGTAAAGTTGATGTTGTGAAGGGTTTGGGGGGACTTTTTTTAAGACGCTTTTTCCCTGTAATATTCAAAATATGTTTAAATTCTTTACTTTTTTCTAGAAATTCTATAACATTTTCTTTATTTTTAAAATGTTTATTCAATTTGTATATAATATTAAATCTTGTAAATGTTCCAATTGTTTCATAAAGCTCTTCTCCTTTTGCTTTTTTACATTGTTGATCATTTTCATAAACCAAATTTAATGCCGGTGTCTGACATCTTCCAGCCGAAAGTCCTTTCTCTGAATTTCGTGATATATTTTTCCATAATATAGGACTTGTTGTAAATCCCACAATCAAATCAAGTATTTGCCTTGTTTGTTGCGCATTTACTTTGTCCATATCAATTATAGTAGGATTATTAACAGCTTTCAATATTGCCTTTTTTGTTATTTCGTGGAAAATAATACGCTTTGTTGTTTTAATAGGTAAATTAAATACTTTACATATATGCCACGCAATAGCTTCTCCTTCTCTATCGTCGTCTGTCGCCAAAATAACTTCTGTTGCTTTTTTAACAGCTGCTCGCAATATTTTCACATATTTTTGTTTATTTTGGGAAATTTTATACAATACTTTATAGTTGCTATCAATACTTTTCAAACCATTTGAAAACTCGCGAATATGTCCATAACTGGCCAAACATTTATAATTATTTCCAAGAAACCCTTCTATTTTTTTGCATTTAGCTGGGGACTCGACAATTATAAGAATCATTTATTTATAATAATAATAATCTATTTTTAAATATATTAATATTATCAATTTACTCTAAGACAGCTTGAGCCATTACGATATTTTCTCTACCACATTTTTTGGAAGCATTGTAATATGGTGACAATTCACATCTATTGTTTTTTCTACTGAAAATAAGTTGTTTCTTTATTTCCAGTTTCCGCTTGTATAATTTTTTGAAATAATATGTTTCGCAACATATAACTCCAGATAAAACAATGATTACAATTATGAAAATGACCTCTCTTAGAGATAAATTTTCTAAATTTTCTTTAATTTCACGTAAAACCGAATTAGATGAATCGGTGGTATTTGTTTTTTGCTGCGATATAGCTTTATTTTCAATTTTGTCGGCATTATTATTTTGAAAACGCGGATTATCGTTTGATTGATGTGTATCTGTTTTATTGAACCAACGCGTCTTATTAAACAAACGAGTCTTATTCAGAAACAATATACGCGTCTTATTCAACCAACGAGTCTTATTCAACCAACGAGTCTTATTCAGAAACAATATGCGCGTCTTATTCAACCAACGAGTCTTATTCAGAAACAATATGCGCGTCTTATTCAGAAACAATATGCGCGTCTTATTCAGAAACAATATACGCGTCTTATTCAACCAACGAGTCTTATTCAGAAACAATATGCGCGTCTTATTCAACCAACGAGTCTTATTCAGAAACAATATGCGCGTCTTATTCAACCAACGAGTCTTATTCAGAAACAATATGCGCGTCTTATTCAACCAACGAGTCTTATTCAACCAATTTGTTTTATTCAACAATCGCGTCTTATTCAACCATTGTGTTTTATTTATTGTATTTACACATGGTGGTTCTTCTAAATAATGTCTAACTGATAACATATATGTATTTGCTTTGTCAGCATAGTTACCCCATTGTTCTTGTGTAACCCAATCGAAATTTTCTGGATCAGGACAGGCATAAAAACGACAATGATATGGTTCGGTATCTTGTTTAACAGTGTCGCCGTATCGCGATATCATATTACATTTTCCTGTTGGTTCATCTATACATTTTTCTTTACACTTATCAAGTTTTATAAAAGCATAATTTTGTCCATTGTCTTGTATTTTAGAAAATGGACAATCAGGTCTCTTTCCCATGTGGGATGTATCTTTTTCCCATAATTCATCATTTTCACTTTGTGTTGTGCATGCGGTCCAATCAGCATTACATGGCGTTGGATAACATGGTCTTTTTCCTCCTTCTGAAGGACCCATACATAAATTAGCATCACCCGCTTGAGCTCCATTTCTATATCCCAGCAAACAAGAACATTGATTTGATGTAACGGATACTATAGATGTTAATAAAAAAAGTATTTTTAACATTTTATATAGTTATTAAATTGATTTTAAATACATTATACTGATATTTAAGTAAATAATGATGAAAATTGTATTTATTGTTTGTTATGTCTTATATAATTTTGTTTGGGCAAATCGCGCAAGAATTTGGACAAGAATCCCAAAACATCATGTAGATAATAGGGTTAACAGGTTCTTAAATGAACATAGACTTGTTAATTGTTATGAATTCCAAGAGACACCAACAACTTTAATGTTGAAATGCTGGAAAGATAATAAATTAACAAATGCGCGCATTGATATTGATGAAGAAACAAAAAAACAACGATATTTTGGTATATCGGTTAGTATATAAAATTATTTAAATTGAAATATATAATTCTATTACTATAGAAAATAGACAATGTTGCGAGGTAACTTCATCAAACCAACCAAAAAATTATTGACAATAAATAATATTAGATTACCATTAGATGTTTTAAATATTGTGAAAGATTATACGTTTTATACTGTTGATACTATGTCATATGTGCGTAAACTAATTACTGAAAAAAAAGAACTCATTTTAATTAAGAAAGCATGGTCACGAAATAATATTTTAAATAGATTTCATCAAGAATCAGCACGCGTATTTGAAGAACACTGGATATTCGGATTTACATATGACAATGGTCCTTATGAGTTTCTACAGTTACAAGGTGTAAATTGTAAAAAATGCGGTGAATATGAAACTAATAGATACTCTTATAAACCTCATTTACATTCTAATTTACGGTTTTGTTGTTGTGATAAAACTATTATGGAACCATATTACTAATCCCAACTAATTGTTTTAACATACGCACCTCCTCCACCAAATGCACAATAACAATCACTACCATCATGGTTCGGGTGGTTTACATCTTGATAATTTGGATAACCATAGTAGAAATAATCATCAAAATATTTGTCAAAATGGTCTTTTTCTTTTTTATTTAAGTTATAAACACCTTCATAATAACCTTGTTGATATATAGAGCCATCATAATTATAAATATGATAATCTGCTGGGTCTTCCATCTGATTTTTTTCAATATATTCTCTCCATTTATCTAATCCACATTCAATCCATTTTATTTTTCCATCTTTCAATAAATCTATTTGTAGTTTTTCTCCTTCTTCTTCTAATGCCTTAGCCTTTATTTTGCGCTCCTTCAACTCCTCTTTCATCGCTATAATATCTTCTTCTAAATCCTCAATACGAGAGTCATTCCTACGCTCATCATCGAAGACATCTTGTACGGTTCGTTCTTTTATATCGGTCATATTTATAAAAAAATATAATATTGTTAATATATTTTTCAATTTATATATTCGTTTATAGTATTTAATATCTCTTCATCATTTGTAGGTCACTAAATTCAATTGTACTAGCTCTTTTCATACGTTTATTATCTACTTTATTACCATTTTCCAATTCTTCGATACGAGCATCTTGTTTTTTAATGATGCCCAATAGAGTAACAAATATTTCCTCGCTTGCTAGCATATGACTAAATTGATATTTGGGTGTGGGTGGCTGTCTACCGCTACCCTCTCCCCTGGTCCTCCTATGCGCTTCAAACTTGTTATCCATGTTGTGTCTGACAGGCAAATCCATTATATCACCTGGCTCCACGGGTTGAGGACAAATCCAATCCAAATGTTGTGTAATAGGTTTAATAAGTGCCTCCAGTCTTTCTATAGAAGCCTCATTTGCCAATTTTTTATTTCTTTCCTCCTCCTCTTTAATTTTCTCAGCCAGTATAGCCTGTTGCTTTTGTAAGTGTTCCATCTGTTCTATTAGAGAAGCCATTTTTAATTAAAAAATATAATATTGTTAATATATTTTTCAATTTATATTTTAAACTTCGCGGCGTTGATAGTGTCCCATATCCATGAATCTACCCTGTCGTCTCTTTTTATTATTGATAATTTTAATGCTTTTTTGTGGAATGTGTACACCCCAGAATGAGCAACACAAATACCAAAATATTCTAAATATCATTTGATCATGTTCATACTGGTAATGCGTTTTAAATTCAATACTAATTTCATAACCATTATTATTAAAAGTAAAACTTTCCCCAGATTGTAGTAAAGTTTGAAATTCGTTAAACGATTCTACTGAAAAATTACCATATTCGGTAATAAAATCAGCGGGCTCATCATCATATTCAGTGTTTGAATTTACTAGTCCGCGTAGGTCATGCTTGAGACAAAAGCTATTTCCATACGCCCTATAAAAGAATGGCGCGGTCACTGTTGCTATTTTCCCACCACACGTACATTTTGGCATACAGTGGTCAATCAATCTTAAACTCACATCGAGTATTTCCTTGTATGTGGGATCGAAATCATATATTTCCCTGGTAAGTTCAATGGGTAGTGAATAAAATAAATTCGCCATTATTTCTAATGCTAATAAAAAATTAATGTAATATATAAGTCAATTTATTTTTTGATAGGGCGGGGATGAGGAGATTCCCATTTACATATATAGTTATAACCCATTTCTCTTAATTTAAATTCTTTAATACAAGTATTAATAAATAAAGTTCCAAATTTTTTATTAACTTTTTTATTAGTATCTTTAATATTATTAGTATTAGGATTTCCATGCCAATAATCACCATGAAATTCATAAATTGTATTTGTTTCTTCACAATATCCATCCGCTTTATATCTTGTTCCGGGTATTTTATATTGTCCTTCTTCTGATTTTGCATACTGAATATATATTCCCTCTTTTTCCATTATATTTTTAATCCATTCACATTCCATTTCTGAGTATTGTTTATTTTTACTACAATTTTTA